TTGTCAGCCCAAATTTTTGTCTGATCTTGTGTGCTACCTACACGTCCATAAGGATCAATGGAAAAAGGTAAAGAGATTGCAACTTCAGCCATTATCTGCCTTCCCATCGTCTTGGAGTGATTTTGTAGCCGCTTTGAGTTTCATTAATCATAGTGGCTGGTCCACTTATTCTAGTAGATGTTGGCTTACTAGATATCCCTGTCGTAATTTCATGAGCGATATTCCTGACAGGAACTGTAGAGGCAGTGAGAGGACGGAAGGCACTGGCTTTATTCGGGCCCGTTCCATCAGTCATGCAAGTGAAATCAACAGAATAACGACCGTCCCAAGTTATGAAGTGTTCTACCTTCTTTATGACCCAATACCCATCAGTGGTGTTTCCAGTTCCGTTTATCTCAATAGTTCTATAAGGAGCAATGTTGGGGTTTCCTTGACCAGTTCCTTCTGCCAGGATTGAGAATCCTGAAAGGTTTGCATGGGCTTCAGCAATCATCTCAGCAACTGCAGGACTAGCCGATACAGAAGAAGAGAGAACTTCTTGGAATAAAGACTCTTTAGTTGAGGATCTAAGGTTTTTTCCTACTTCATTAGGAGAAGAGGTAGTCGTGTAGGGTTTGGCTGTAAGTGGATCAATTCCATGAATGACTTTATCTTTTCGACTGTACATTTCACCAGAACTTAGATCACCTACGTGAGGCTCAAAAGTATCTAAGGTGTGGGAAACAGGACCACTGTACTCACGAGTCTCTGCTTCTTCAAAAGAAAGTACTGGAACTACTGTCATGAATTGATTTATCATGTTGTCGATCGGATGAAAGTAAAGGTCAGTTCCTGACACTTGTGCTACATATCCAATTTTTCTAGCAAGTTCTTGAATTTTTTCCCAGTAAGAATGAGACGTCATAGTAATTTGACTTAAACGTAATGGATGGGGAGTAATGTTTGGCTTTAACTTAAACTTCTTAGCAATCTCTTCAACCACTTCAGTCACAGTTCTGTTAGTCCAGATCTTTGCTTCTCCTTGCTTTAAGCCAAGGGAGGCACCTATTGCTCTGACAACTACTCGACGGTTCATTCCTTGGGCTGTTCGAGGCAAAGAATCGTAGACATATCCAAAGAACTCACCTGACACGGAGTCGTTTCTCCACTTTACGTGAAGTGGAACTCCTGTCTTCAAAACTTTTGTGTAAAAAGAGTCAGAGTATGGGTACGTTATTTCCATAACGTCTTGTTTACCAGCCTCTTCATACAGCCTAAAATTTTGAGGAACTGTAGTAAACCCAGGAAAATCTGGGTAAGACACAGTAAACGCAGAGCCTTGACGACTTTGATACGTACTATTCATTTGGAATCCTCAGTTGAGTACCAGGAGCAATAGAGAACGGATCAAGGATCTCAGGATTAATGTCAAGGATTCTCCACCACAAGTTTGGTGCTCCTAAGTATCGCAATGCTAAGTTGTCTAATCGGTCAGTTTCAACCCAGTTGTATAGAAAGAACGAAGCCGTGTAACTAGGGAACTCACGATTAACAGTCAACTCATAGGTGCTAGATCTAGCATCAAAAGCCTTGTAGATTTTTCCGTCTACGTATCTACTGTCTAAGAATATCATAGTTATCTTCCGTATCCAGGAGTTGTATTTCTCAAGGTGTTTGTATTTGAAGACGAAGTAGATGCACTGTCTGATGTTTTATCTTGAATGCTATAGTCAATAAACCTATGACAGGTAAAGTTAACTGTTGAAAGAATAGGGACCATTCTGTTGTTAAAAATAGTGTGGTTTATACCAAGGTCTGAGATACGAACTCGATAGCGCATGTTTGCTCCTAGGTGCAACTCTAAGATTGACATACGCATGTATCCACGATCAGCAGTTGTTCCATTTAACTCTGACTTAAAGGTAGCGTGAGGACCATTAATAGTTTTAAACAGATATTCAATATCGTACATTGTTCCTTTTTTGTAAATACTTCGTTGCTCATCTATAGAGAGGGTTTCTCCATAAGGAGAATTAGCAATAGCGTTTACAGAATAAATTCTATTTCTTTGAGCAGGATCTAACCCAGAAGGTGGAGTACCGATCTTTTTTTGTTGATCGCTTACATATCCCAGTTTGTCTAAGTAGTTCATGTCCTCAATTCTATTTAAAATAATTGAGAATTGAATTTGAGAAGAGAATAATCCTGCAGAAATTGGGATTGCTTCATCTTTACCACTTGCTTGGTACTCAGGGTTAACCGCACCTTGAATACCCCAACCCATAGTTACAGAGGTAGGGTTATAAAGAAATTTAAATCCGTATAATTGATCATCGACTTGCTTAGAGTTATTTCTATTAAGTCCGTCTAACTGTGCTACAACAAACTTTTTATCCATCTGGAAAGTTCCACGTCCAGGGGTAACTCCAGTCCATGCTTGTCTAGCGTCTGTGTAGTTACCTTGATTAATAGAGACGTTATCTAACGAAGATGCTTGTGGTCCTAGTGGATTGTGTAAAGCGTTTTTTAACAAAGGAGCATTGTACTTGTAAGGTCCTGTAGGGTTTACATTACCGCCAGTTACAACTGTTACAGGTCCACTAGGAGGTTTTACTCCTTGACCAGAAGAAGGAAAGAACAGTTTTGGTGCAGGTTTAATCTTGTTAATTTGTGAACTTAGGTTTTGATAACGAGCCCATGCATCATCTCGTCTAGTTTTTAAAGTACTTAAATTCTTTTTAGCATTAATAAGATTAGTTCCACTTAATGTTCCACCTGCAATAAGTTTTTCTAAAGTAGTGATAGCAACTACGTAAGACTTGTACTCCTTGTACACTTGATCTCTACGAGCCTTATAAGAACCTAATTCTTTTTTCTTTTCAGCAGTTAGAAATAATCCAAGGCGAGTATTTCTTGCATCTTGTTTGTTTCTGATAGATGCAATTGTGCTCTCAATTTTTGAGTAGTCTGCTTGGTTAGTCACTAGGAGTTTCCAATCATTGAGTTTTCGTTGTTATGGTTTAAGAACTTCTGTACTTGCTTAGCAAACCTCATGGCTGTCATATCGTTTGCTTCATCAAATTTGACAGTGATGTTTACTGTCTTATCTCCTGACACAACAGTTCCTTGAGGTATAGAGGCTCCAAAACCAGATGTTGCTCCCCCACGGATCTTGGTTCCCCAACTACTCTCGTTGATAAGATTAAAGACTGTTTGAGGATCAGCGTTACTCTTTAAAGCACCAACAATGGCATCGTATCCACGTTCTGCAGATTTGTTTCCAAGAATTGTTCTTACTGTAGCGTCAAGACCCTCTTCCATAGAAGTGTATCTTCTGACGTTATGGCTGTTCATTACCTCAGAGCCGCCCATGTCTAAAGTTGTATTAAGAGGGTTATAATGAGCAGAGTTCTTCCAGTGACCACCCTCAAATCGCATCCACGTGTTAACAGACTTAAGGTTTGTGTCTGTAACTGGGGCTCCAATTCTAGTTAAGAATTGTGTTGCCCACTCTTGTTGATCGCCAGTCCCAAGAATTGCTTTTGTACCTGCAGTGTTAGAGGCAGAAGAAGAAGTTAAAGAAGTAGACATAGATCCAGAACTTGCTGTACCAACAGGAGATGATGCTCCAAAGTAAGTTAGTACATCTGGATTAACTGGGTTGTTCTTTCCTTGACGTACTTCGTAATGGAGGTGAGGACCAGTTGTGTTACCTGTGTTTCCTGATTTTCCAATCTTTTGTCCCTTTGATACGAAGTCACCAAGGTTGACACTTCGTTCACTCAAGTGTCCATACACTGTCTGATATCCGTTAGGGTGATCGATGACTAGAGCGGTTCCGTAATCTGGTCCTGGGTTGATACTGGAAACATAACCATCAAGAGTTGCTGATACAGGTGATCCAATTTTCATTGGGAAATCTTGACCTGTGTGTACGTTGTTTGTTGATGCCCAAATTCCTGAGTTATCTTTAGCACCAAAACCATTTGCTGCTGCTCCGCCTCGTGGTCCGATGCCAGTATTAAACCCAGCACCAAAGCCAGAGGTTGCTCCACCAATAATTGGTAATTTAAAAATTGCGTCTGCTAAATCTTTTATTCCACTTATAAGCATAGTAATGCCTGTGGATAGGGCCGCTCCTACATTTGTTCCACCAACTCCACCAATTAGTCCCTTGAGGTATCCCAGTGGTTCAATAACTTTTTCTAGTTGTCTATTAAATGCTTCTACAGTATCTGCAGCATTTTCAAAACCCTTGATCATTGACTCTTCGGCTGTCATCATTAGTCGTGTTTCAGAAGCACTTAAACGACCTGCAGAAGTGAGGGCTGTATTTGCATTTCCTCCTCCTTGCTCATTTCCACGAACGGCAAGATCTGGATTTCTTCCTGCTGTAATATCAATCATTGCTTGGTACAAGATCTCTTGTTGTCCTGCATCAAATCCCATAGTAGACATGTTGGCACCAAGATTTCCACGCAGCCGTGATTCTTGTAACGCTTCAACACTGCTAAACCCACGACCACCAGTAATAGCACTCATCAATTGTTTTGCAATTTGCCCTGGTGTTTTGTCTTTTCCAGTAGCAGCATCATAGGTACTAATACCGTACTGGTATAAGTTTGCTCCCATAGGACCTGATTGAAGTCCTGCAATAGAACTAGCCGCTGCTGCGTTATCCATCCCAAGGTACTTAAACGCTCCACCAACTTGAGCGGCAGTCTGTAAGTAATTAGCACTTCCTGGCATGTAGCCACGACCTGCCAGCAGTGCTGCTACTGCAGCATCTGATCCACGACTAGATAGCCCGTTATCCATAGCGCCAAAGGTTGCACGCTCTAATTGATTACGGTTAATTCCTGGAGACTTTAATCCTGCTTGGTAAAACCCAACTGATCGCTGCATCGTAAGAGCAAGGTCTGGCGTTCCTGCGTAAGCAGCAGCAGGGAGTGCTAACCCTATTTTAGCCATTCCTATAATGCCTTTAGTTAGACGACTATCACCGCTTCCAGGGTCAAATGGGAATCCACCACCACCTTGTCCTCCTCCTTGTCCAAATTGAGAGAACTGTCCAAGGCTGTTATTGACTTGGTTAGTGCCTGGACCTGAGTAGGTCTGCGGTGCAAAGGTAGCACCGTCAGCGCCTGTACCTGGCCGTGTGATTGCGGTTCCTAGGTGGGCACTACCGCCGTTGTTCTTTAGAACACCAGTAGCACCCTCCATGGCGGAAGTTGAAACACTAGAAACTTTTTCAAGGGACTCATAGAGAGCGTTAACTTTTCTAGTCAGTTCGTCAACACCAGTGGTCAAAGACTTGATGTTGGCAACCATCTTGTTAGCCATGTTAGTCCTTTCCCTTTACGTATTTGGCTATCTGTAGCCAATTCTTTCGTTCTCGTGGTGACAACTGCTTTATCTCAGTTAACGTCCATCCCTTAAAGGATTGAGTTAACGCTGCCCATTCAGCCACTACGTGACTGTATGGAAGAGTATTAGAATCGAAATAAGGTCCCGAAATTAACGGGAACTGGTACCTCGCTTCCAGTCTCAGGGTCAGTGACAACGATGCTGTCAAACTGCGGTCCTGGTAGTCGCTTGTTGATCTCTTCAACAATCTTTCTACGATCAGCAAGTCCCAGGTTTCGTACCTGTTGCTTACTGACAACTGGAGAGTTATCGATCTTTAGCACAGTGTTCTCTAACATGATGGTAGTTAACTCAGCAGAAGATTTATCAGAGTTGATAATCATCTCTTTCTGAGACACACCTGTTGGAAGAGTCACTGTGTATTCGTGGTTCTTTCCTGATACTGAGAAAATACGATCATTAACTGGGTCAGTTAAAATCTTTACCTTGATATCTTTATCGAGATCAACTTCAATCTGCTTTAGTTCTGATCCAAAGTAGACAGGCACTTCTGTGGTGCGACCAAAGGTAGCCTTAAAGATTGCCAGGATAAGCATGTCTCGATCTCCTGCAAGGAGTTGATCTAATATCTTCTCGTCTGCCTTTTCATTTCCAACCCGAACTGTTCCTCGTTGAAGGATAGTCAAGATTGCTCTACCGACGTTTGCTGCACGAGCAATTGCTTCTTCGTCGTTGCCGTTAAGTTCTCTTACCTCTGCCTCCGTAATGACTTCCCCAGCGGCGTTTATGTAGCCGCCAGGGAGAGTCACCACGTTGTCCAAAGGAGGAAGAACTTTTACATCTATAGCCTCTGGCTTTTCAGCAAGAGCCTGGTTGATTAGGTTGTTTGCCAATGCGGGATTAGCCGCTGCACTAATTGTTTTCGTCATGTTAGTCCTTTGTTAGTCGAGGAAGTCTGCTGCTTGTGTAGTTAAGTTTGGTGCCCAGTTAACGTCAAAGCCTTCATGTACGAGTGTCATCTGTTCTACGAATAGGGCGTTGTCACCAGCATTGAGGTCTGAGTATGCAACTGATGTTGGCCATGCGTTGTAAACTTCAAAGCGCATCGCTACGTGATCTGTTGCAGAAGAGTTGTCAGTTTCACCTGCAGCAGGAATTGGGTGTGATAGGACTTGAACTTCTAGGTTGCAACGGAAGTTCTGTGCGATAGATCGTGTTGATCCACCACCAGCAACAGTTGCAAACATATTACGCATCCAGTCCCAGTTTTGGTTAGTACCAAGAATCACACCACGCTGTAGTGTGATAGGTGTGAAGGTTGTCTGACCAGGAATCTGGTGGACAGTGGTGTTGTAGCCACCTTCACGGTATGGGATAGAGTCTGTGGTAACCGATAGGCCAGACACAGATGTAAACCCTAGAGTGACACCCTTGAGTTTATCTAGTGTTGGGTTAGTTCCTTGGGGCTTGAACTGCACCAAGAACCTAAAGTTACGAATTGGATCGGTGATTAATGTCGACCGATTATTAATGATTGTAGGCATTTATATTTCTCCTTTGGATTAGTTCAGCGTCTTTTGGCTGAGGTCGATGACGATGAACTCTGCTGGATATTGAAGAGCCACACCAACTTGGATGTGAACCTCTCCATTTGCAATCTGCTGTGCGCTGTTGTTTTCTGCATCACACTTGATGAAGAATGCTTGAGCGTTAGTTGCTCCACGGAGACCGCCTTGGTTCTTGTACTCGTTCAAGAATGAGCCAAGAGTCGTACGAATCTGTGCCCATAGACGTTCGTCATTGTTCTCAAACAATGCAAACTCTGTAAGGTTCTGAAGATTCTTACGGACATAGTTAAGTGAGCGGCGCATGTTGACATACTTGTTAGCAGTGCCATCTTGCTTCAATGTGCGAGCACCCATCACAGATAGACCAGCGCCA